CTATTCCTAACGATTTGGAACAACAGTTTAATTTGCAATTTTTACATTTCCCTTTTTATTCGAGTCTGTTTCATATTAAGTTAAATATATGATGTGATTGATTGATTGATTGATCATTTACGATTGACATCTAGAATAAATATTTATAAAATCCATTCATTTTTTATTTTCGTCTCTGACTCAGTTCGTTCTGCGTCTTTTAATGTAAAAATAGTAGATGTACCATTTAGAGAAGGTTTAAAAGACTGATTTTTATCCGCTTTATATTTATCACAATCACAATCTTTGTCCATTTTTTTTACTGATTCACGATAGTTTTTTTTATTTTTTTCATTCGTTTCAAAAACATCCTTTACATAATTATATATTTCATTCATTGTATCTTCAAAATGTCTGTAAGGTTCTGTAGCTTGTTCTTTTGCTCCTCCAATTGTCTTTATGGGTTTATTTATTCTTGTATTAAATAATTCTTTTTCCAATATATTGAAAACATTGAAAACATCTAATATACTTTGTGTTTGATGGGTCATATATTATTTACTCATAAAATTGATTGGAAAAATATACATAATTAGTATTGTATATACAAGATGGTAAAAAACACAACTGGTGGAAACCGCTCTAAAGGCTTAGCACGTAAAAATGAATCGGGTCAGCATTATTCTAAACTTCGTATGGCGGAGTGCGAAGAAGAACATTACGCGATTGTCAAAAAGATATTTGGTGGAACTCGTTGTGAAGTATTTTGCGATGATTCAGTTTCAAGACAAGCGATTATACGAGGCAAATTTACAGGAAAAAATAAAAGGCGGAATATAATCGGCGCAGGAACAATTATTCTAGTGGGTCTTCGTGATTGGGCCACAAAGAAAGAGAACAAAATAGAAGAATGTGATGTTCTCGAAGTATATTCGGCGATTGAAATCGAACAATTGAAACAACGTCCAACATTTCCTACAGAGTTTCTAGATAGTTCGATGCGAGAGATGTTTGGTGATTCTAAAGCAGCGGCAAAAACAGATGAATTCGTATTTACATCAGAAGATGTTGCTGAAATTACGACATCGACAGAAGGTGCTATTCTCATGGAGACTTGCGAAGAAGTATCGATTGATGATATCTAAACTCATTTATATTCAAAGAACCGGATAACTTGCCGATAATAATACACCACATTGACCCTCACCATCATTATATTCAGGGCCTCTTCCTAATTTAATATATCCATTATCCCCCCACGTGGTTCCCCACGAATTTTTTATTAGATAAAAATCGCCGGATTCATCAGTTCCATATCCTACAACTAAAACTCCGTGGTCAAGTGATGTTCCGCATTTTCCAGTAAAGACTCCCGATTTATATAATTGGAAATCGCGTTGGTCGGCTTCAATAGCAACCGAAACAGGTTGTTTATAAAGCGCACTCATTAGTCCTATGTCAGTTGGTTGAACATCTATCCACCCCTGAATTTTACTATCTAGAACAATAGGACATGTTCTCTGGCATTGTTCTGTTTGACCATTTCCAGAAATATATGGATAATCAAATTCAAAACATAGCCCACCATTTTTAGATATCCACGAAAAAGCATTATCCATTAGTCCTCCATTACATCCATGGTCTTTACCTCCATTTTTTATTGTATCACAATCAACTAATTGTTGTTCGGAAAAAGAAACTAGTTTGCCAGTTTTGATAGCATAAATGCCTTCTAAAGCTCCTGTAGTAGAGAACGACCAGCAACTACCACATTGTCCCTGGTCTTTCACTTGGGTTACAGCACCAGCACTTATCCAATCAACACTTTTTGGAATATTAAAGGATGTATTATATAATTTATTTTCAGGGTCTTTGTTTGCGGATTGTAATGGGATGTTCATGACATACTTAATGAAATCGAATTCGTCCATTCCCGAAAATTGATTATGACCCAGAGTATATGGTTGATTATTAGAGTTTACGTAATCTATATATTGGTCGTTTATAATCCATTTTTTGAGAACATCGTAAAAATGTTTTTTGTCATGAAATTTAATTCTGAATTGGTCAGTCCAGTTCTTGAATTTATCAATGAAAATTTCATCAAATCCAAAAGAAAATGGTAATATAAAAAATGATACAATAGCCCATGTTCTCATTTATATAAATATAATCATATTTTTATATAAATTGTCAAAAAGAAATATTACCTGAATAACATAACAATCAGGTCTATAAATCCGAAATAATTTGGACCCGTATTTTTTGTCGGAGATTATGTTCATCGACAAAAAGAAAAAGTCGAAATTGATGCGCAGTATAATTTGGATATTCGATATATGTTTTTAACCGGCTTAATAGCTTCAATTCCTCTAGATAGACCATATAAATGAATGCGCCATCATTTTTCTGGAGTTTGTCAAAAAGGATACCTTGATGAGTGGTTTGTATCAGGCTAGGCGTCGTTATACATCGATGTAATAATTCGCAATTTGTCTGGATTTTCCGTATGGATCTCATAGAAATATTCAAATATTCCAGATTAGAAAGCCATGAGTCCAAGAATTCAATGGCATCTTTCGAAGGGTTCTGTATAAGTTTATAATTTTGCAAGAGAACCATTAGGTTCAATAAATCAACAAGCCTACGTATGGGACTAGTAGATTGAGCATAATGGTCGCATTTCAAGAAATCATGATAGACTTGTTCTTCGTATCTTACATATTGTCCTGAAACAGAATTCCACGAATTAATAGTACGTTGAGTTTCCGCCGTCAAATCTTGGGGGATTATTTCAGGGGTTTTGCTAGAAACATTTGTTATTTTCCTGAATATTCCTTGTTTCATTTGTGCCAATTGTTCTCCACAAATCTGGTTCATTCGGATCATCCAGTAGGTAACTATATCGTGGCTATCTGATATGCTTTTGTCCATTTTTTTAGAGAGGTCAAAAAGGGTTTGATATGGTAAATGGTCTAATAATTGTGGTTCTTCATATCTATAATTCTTCTTCACAATTATAATAACATTTTTGAATGAGGTCGATATAATTTTGCCTTGTGGGGTTATATCCATATCGAGAGCAATGGCAAACCTGGGTTGGTTCTCCTGAAGGCTACAAAGACTATCTGAGAGAACAGTCGGAAGCATTGGTCGCTTTTTGTCAGGAAGATATATTGTGCTTACCCGGTTGGAAAACGATTTCCATAGATGGAGTGTTTCTAGCCATACATAAATATTTGCAATATAAATCGTTAGATGGAATCTGTCGGTTCTTAGATGGATATCAAATGCATCATCGAAATCAACACTTCCTACAGGGTCTATAGAAAAAGGTTTTGATATTTGACGCCGGTCTTCGATATTAAAATCGGGGTTTTTAAGAATCTGGTCGATGTATTCTTCTTGGGACTGTTTTTGTAATTGTTCTCTTGCTGTATTTGTAAATTGACTGAGAGAGATATGAAGACTTTTACATAATAATTGGTATTCATAAAAAGATTCAAGACTATCTGTTGTTCCAATCGTATTTATTAGAATGCCTTGTGGATGTTGGTTCTCCCAATGGTCGAATTTAAAAAGTATATATTTATTTTTGAGAACCTTAGAGAAACCTATTTTTGGGTCACATGGGACTAAAAAAAAAGGGAGATGTTTATCATCGGGTATGCATTTATAGAGTAGTTTATTTTTGATTCTTCCGAAGGTTTTATTGCCATCAAGAAGGAGAACCCCTGCTATTTGTGTAGTAGAGCGGACGTTTGAATATAATGGTGTAATGGTGTTTTGTATGGGGTCATGAAGGATTATATCTTTAGAGAACAATTTGGTGGGTGGTGGGATTTTAATATTTACTTCTTCTTGATTTGTTTCTTCGTTTATATACGACCACGATGTGTAACTTCTATCGTGAATTATTACCTTGTATTTCATCTTTAATATATTATAAAATATATTTATATACTTTATAATATGGGTTTTGCGTATGATAAGTTAGAATGGGTTTTAATTTTATCATTGGTAGTAGCATTAGTGTGTAGTTTTGTGGTTTCTTACAGAGTATATATTTTGAATGATACTCATTATAAACGCGGGTTCTCCACATGGCAAATGCCTATGATTTTTGCTATTTTGGCGGATTTATATTTGATTCGATGATTTCCTGGTTCTACTATCATTGCTTCGTTTATTTTTTGTCTTTCTATTAGATTTTAATAACTGAATATTTGAAACAGAACGAGTTCGATTCTTCGATGGGATAAAATTTCGTCTTGTATAATTACCACCTTTGTGCCCTATAAAATTAAGTTTATTTGTTTGAGAGTAATTTATTTCCCAAGTATATTGATTATTAGAATCAGTTATTGAACCATCTTTATTTAAAAATGAGTCCTTTACTATTTCAGAATATCCAAAAAGTGTGCCACTTTTCCGACTCTTTATTTTACCCTTTCCAATATATATTGTTCCTGGTAGAACAATTATATCAGATGGTCTTATATTAGAAAAATAAACACCATATTGAGCACCATTTAATCTTAATAATACATCCAGTTGTTCATCTGTAATATTATCGGTTTGGTTTAAATATCCATTTTCTTTTAATTTATGGTCAAAAACGGTTTTTGCAATTTTTATAACACTATCATAATATCCTGGCGTGTTAATTTTATCTAAATTTAATGTATCATTCAAATATGTATTATATGACTTGGATGTCTCAGATCTTAAATCATTAACTTTATTGATAATTACATTTTTGAATTTTAATTCAAGTGTTTTATTGACATTTTCAATTTCATTTAATATTCCATCTTTTATATTTTGTGTTACGTTTGTAATTGTAGGAACAAAATTAAAACCATATTCACCGATTTTTGTATTTAATTCTTCAAGTCTTTCAGCTGATTTATTTGTTACTCTAGTTGTCATTTCAGCTATACTACTTTCGTTTTGTTCTATAGGGTTAATAAGATTAGGGATTTGGTCGGTTATATGGTAAGGACTTGTAAGTTTGAGTCTTAATTCTTTTATTTCTTTAACAATATCTATTATTAACGGTGTTTGTAAAAATTTGTAAGATTTAATATTTTGGGAAAATCTTTGATAAAATGGAACTACACTTACAGTTCCTTCAATTAAGGCCGAAGTAGAATTAGGAACTTCAGAAGGAGGAGAAGAAGGAGAAGAAGGACTACTAGAATTAAAAATAGATGATAAAGATGATGGTAAAGACGGAAAATTAGACGGTGGCTTAATTACACTAACTTCACCTTGAACCGCTCGTGGAGTTTCTACAATCTGGTTAGAAGGTTCTTGAAACATGTAATATATATTTACATTACATTTTTTACAAAGTATATTACAAATTATGTTTTCTAAAATATAATTTGATTAACGTCGTTTAAACGTTTTATTTCTTCTTCCACCACGACTTGCTGAAGGCAATTCAATAATCTGTCGTTTTCGAGAAAATAATTTACTAGTAATTGACGAAGGATTTCGTTCTGGTGATTTAACAGCAAATTTTAAACGAAATGAATCATGTAAAGCATCATCATCTTTTGTCCATTTCAAAGCCCAGTTATCATTTGTTGGTAAATATTCTTGTCCAGTAAATCGGTCAATTAATGATTTGAATATTACAGAAACCATATCAGGTGCTTTAATAACATCAATTGTTGTTTCATTCGGTTCTTCTTTACGATTGTCAACTATCGATTTATCGAAAGAACCTGCACTTATTCCAATAACATCATATTCTGTTCCATTACCATCTTTTATTTTACCATCAGCAAATAAAAAAATAGGAATCTTTGATTTTTCGCCTAATTTTATTTTTTTACCTTCCAATGGACTATAAGCATTTTTATCAATAGAAGGTCTTTCTGTTCCATCTGGATTAAATTGCTTTAATCCATTTAGTCCAAGAATAATATTCAAACAAAAAGGTGTATCCAAAGAATATTTTATCAAAGTTTCGTATTGTTCTATAGTTGGTAAATGATACTTAGTTGAAATATCTTGTTTTTCATCCACCCAAAAAACTTTTTTAATATCAAAGTCTTCAGATTTATTTCTAATAGAAGCCGCTCTATAAAACAAATCGTATAATCTCTTATAACGTATAAGAATAGCAAAAGCAGAACTCAATAATTTCCGGGCCTCTAAAGGCAATAAAGTATTGAAATGTAATTTTTGAAAACTCTGATACTTCAACGATTTTACAATAAGAGTTCTCAATATAATTTCTTGAATAAGAATTAAATCACCTAAATATCTAGTTTCAAATTTATAAACATCATTTTTGAACGGATAAACGTATCCTTGTTGGTCATTTTCAGGTTCCTTAATTTCATCACTATATAGTTTTAACACATCTCCTTTTCTTTTAGAAAGTTCTTCAAGATATAATTTATAATTAGTGGATAATTCTCCCAAAAATAACCGACTCACTGCCCACTCTTTCTTACGTTGGATTTGAGACATATATTATATAAATATAAATAAATCTTGATACTAAATACAATGCTATTAATCGTCGAATCACCTTCAAAATGTTCAAAAATAGAATCTTTTATAAAATGTAAATGCATATCTTCTAAAGGCCATATTCGAGAACTTAAGAAACTCCCATCATCACCATCATCTGAACCCACTTATGAAAACATTCCTGAAAAAAAAGCGCATATTGAATCTATGAAAAAGGTCATAAAGAGTTATAAAATAGATGATATTTATATAGCAACTGACGATGACCGTGAAGGCGAGGCCATTGCATGGCATATTTGCGAAATATTCGGTCTACCTATAGAGACAACCAAACGCATTATTTTTCATGAAGTAACTAAATCCGCATTAGAAAAGGCGGTCCAGAACCCCACAATAATTAACATGAATATAGTAAAAGCCCAGAAAGCCCGACAAGTTCTCGATTTAATGGTAGGATTTAAAGTATCTCCCGTTCTATGGAAATATCTTTATAGAAGTAAAAATAATAGTTTGTCGGCTGGTCGATGCCAGACGCCAGCATTAAGACTTGTTTATGACAACGAGCAAGAAAAGAAAAGGGCTATTATTCGACAGACCCACAAAATAACTGGCACATTTTTTCCTAAAAAAATAGATTTTGGGTTATCAAAAGAGTTTGAGACGGATGAAGAAGTATTAAAATTCATGGAATTATCGAAAGGATTCCGGCACTTATTCTCATTAGGTGTCAAGAAGGATAATATTCAGTCGCCCCCTAAGCCATTCAATACTTCTGGATTATTACAAGCGGCTTCTTCTTCCCTTCGAATGACCCCAAAAGAAACCATGTCTATTTGTCAGAAATTATATCAAGACGGTCATATTACATATATGAGAACAGAATCACAGAGTTATTCAGCAGAATTCCTACAAGATGTCCAGAAGCATATATTAAAAACGAGAACCGCGGAATATTTGGGAGATTTTAAAACAATAGAAAATAAAGATGAAGGAAACCCTCACGAGGCCATTCGCGTTACCCATTTAGAAGTAGATTCGATAGAAGATACAAGCTCGAAAACGAAACGATTATATGAGTTCATATGGAAAAATACGATTTCATCTTGTATGTCGGCGGCGAGATTTGAACAAACTCCTGCTTATATGACATGTCCGCAAATGAACAATAATACCCCAGAATTGCGTTATATTTATCTAATAGAAATCCCTATTTTCCTAGGATGGAAGTCCCTAAGTTCTCCTCAACAGGTGTCAGAGTCCATGGCATTTTATATGTCAAGTTGTCCAAAAGAACAAATGGCTCTATCTATCAAATCAAACATTGCTGTTCATGGTAGGCATTCACATTATACGGAAGCATCTTTAATAAAAAAATTAGAAGATATTGGAATAGGCCGTCCTTCGACGTATGCTTCATTGGTCGAAACAATAATAGACCGCGGGTATGTCAAGAAGATGGATATTGAGGGTGATGTTTATAAATGTATGGAACATGTTCTCGAAAAGGGTGAAATAAAATCCCAACCGACGACAAAAACAATAGGCGAAGAGAAGGGGAAACTAGTTATTCAACCTACAGGGGTTCTCGTTGTAGAGTTCTTGACAGAGCATTTTGGACCTCTTTTTGACTACGGATATACAGAGAACATGGAGAAGGATTTAGATGAAATAGCAAAAGGGTCAGGAGTACCTTCTGATAGTTGTCAAAAAGATATATGTGTTGATTGTCATAAGCAAATTGAATCGTTGATAAAACCAGTGGAAAAACAAATGTTTATCTTGAAAGACACCGATGAATATATGGTTGTTTTTGGGAGATACGGGGCTGTTTTACAAAGTCGAAAACGCGAATTCAAGAGTATTCAAATAAAGATAGATATGGATAGACTGAGAGCGGGGGATTATACTTTAGCCGAATTAGAAAATAGAGGCGAAGATGTTCTCGGGGTTCATGATGGATACGAAGTTATTTTAATGAATGGTCCTTTTGGAAAATATTTAAAATATAAAGAAGAGAACATAGGATTAAATGTCATTGAAACATTTTGTAAATCAGGAGAAGACGGGCCAGTAGATAATATTAAAGAGATATCTCTTTTTGACAAATTCATAAAATGGTATACGAGACCTAAAGAAGAAGCAAACACAAAAATAATAAGAGAACTTTCAGAAGGACTTTCGATAAGAAATGGAAAATATGGTGCATATATTCATCATCAAACAAAGGAAATGAAAAAACCTGCTTTTTATAAATTGAAGGGTTTCAAAGAATCCTATCGGTTGTGTCAAAAAGATATATTAATGGAATGGATCAAGAAGATGTATAATGTCGAATAAATGGAGGGTGTTTTATCTATGGATAAACTATATGGAATTTACATTAATATTTCCAATATTATTTCGTTATATTGTGTTGTTCGGGTTATATTTTATGGCTTTTTCTCAATTTAAGCATATATCGCTTCAATTTATATTAGTCATGGTATTCTTCATATTGAATTTCTTTTCATTTATGTTTGCTGCTCGTGATATGTTTGCTACACCAGAATTAGTAAAAAACATATATGATGTTTCGGATACCGAATACCAGAATCCTTATATAAAATACTTTGCTGGAGTAATAGGTTCAACTCTCATTTTATTCGTATGTTCTCTTTCTATAATACTCGCTGTATTCGATTATGGGAAGAAGAAAACAAACGATTTTGCTTCATACACATTGACTCCTAAAAACGCAGCACTTATGCAAACTTTCGAATTATCCTATCAGACATACATGATATACCTTGCTATCTTCGTTTATTTGATTATTTTTGCTCATACAACCGGAGCGACAAGAACAATAATGTTGAATCTGGCGTGTTTATTATTATCGGTTATTTTATTATCCAGTTCTATATATTGTTGTATGGTAGCAGTCGATTTTTTTAATAATAAAAAATACAAACGTCAATTGTATCAGTAATACGTCAAAAACACATAAATAAATACCTCGTAAAATTTCATATATAATAAATGAAATTTTATGAAACATTGGCAGAAGAATATATTTCATCCATGGAAAAATATAATCTCCATCCGGAATGGGATGGAGAACCTTTTCCTATATCCCTAAAAACATTTGAAAATATGATAGCATATGGTCCTGTAGGGTCGGGTAAATATAGTCAAATATTACGTATTTTGAAAAGATATAGTCCAAGTGAATTAAAATATGAAAAACGGATGACCGTCCAGAGTGAAAAACAGACATATTCTTTCAAGATAAGTGATATACATTATGAAGTAGATATGGCTTTTTTGGGTTGTAATTCAAAAACCCTATGGCACGATGTTTTTTTTCAAATAGTCGATATTGTTTCTGTAAAACCCGATAAAACTGGTATAATAGTATGCAAGAATTTTCATATGATTCATAGTGAACTCTTAGAAATTTTCTATAGTTACATGCAGAGAATGCCGGCAACATCTATTAAATTCATTATTATAACTGAACATATTAGTTTTATTCCCAATAATATTATTCAATCGTGCGCAATTATTCCTATAAAAAAACCTTCGAAAACCCAACTCTTGGAAATGGTCAAGAAGAATAAATTATCCAAAGAAAACGCAACATTTATTAAAAGAATCGCTGGACAGCAAAAGGCGGCTTCTATAGAGGTTCTCTCATCAGTCGATACAAATATGATTTTGAATTTGAAAGAAATACAATCATTTTCTTTAATAAAAAATCCAGAGAACTTGCCAACGGATATTTTCAATGTAATATGCGACCAAATCATACAAGAAATCGAAAATATCGACAATATTCCGTTCACCCAATTCAGAGATTCTCTTTATGACATAATGATATACAATTTGGATGTGGTTGAATGTATATGGTATATAATAACCCATTTTATTCAAACCGAGAGATTTACTGCCGATGATAATTCGGAGGTTCTCGAAAAGACATTTTCATTCCTACAATATTTTAATAATAATTATCGTCCTATTTATCATTTAGAGAATATAATGTTTTATATCATAAATAAACTAAAAAAATATGACAATGACAATGACAAAAGAAAAAGCACGAAAAGTTCTCAATCTGGATTATCAAAATCCAACTGATGAGGATGTCAAGAAGGCATATCGACGACAGGCTTTGAAATATCATCCAGATAAAAATTCTTCGCCGGAGGCAACGGAAAAATTCCAAGAGATTTGCGAGGCGTACGAATGTTTGATGGGAGGGTCTTTTAGAGGTGGTCATAAAGAAACATATATAGATATGTTGCGTGCTTTTTTACAGGTTTATCTAGACGAACAAATGGTGGATGAAATAGTGGATCGAATAGAGAACCTCTGTAAATTCGACTGTTCTCAAATATTTACGAATGAATCGAATCATGCGTTCAAAGAGGCTCTTATAAAACAGGTATTAAAATCGGTGGATCCAGAAGTAGTCGAGCATTTAGTCGAGATATTTCCTTTTTTGGATAATTTCATAAAAATGAATTCCGGAGAGGTGAAAGAAAAACATATTGTTCGACCTTCTATTGGAGATTTATTCGAAGACAAAGTGTTGAAATATATCGTAGAAGACGAAATATATTATATTCCTTTATGGCATCATCATTTGGTGTTCGATAAGGGTCAAGAAGAAATGATTGTATTGATTGACCCTATTGTGCCGGATAATATAATAATCGACGAATATAATCATTTACATGTCCGAATAACGAGAACTTGGGCACAAATATGGGAATCTGAAAATATTGAGTGTAGGATAGGAACCCGGAATTTTTGTATACCTCGAGAGAAATTGGTCATAAAGGAATTACAGCGATATGTTTTGAAAAGGGAAGGACTTCCACTCATTCAACCGAACAATATTTACGGGGTTGATAGGAGGGGAGATGTGAATTTTTATATACAGATAATAGTTGAATAATAATCATAAAAAAATAAATCTTTATGATTATTTTTATTTCCTTACCACAGCTCTCGCTTTTATATTTATCTTTTATATTTTATATTTTATTCTAAGCAACAACCTTCTTCTTGACAACCTTCTTGATAACCTTAGGAGGCTCTGCTACTACAGCAGCAGGAGGAGGAAGCGTAGCAAGAGGAGTAGCTGGAACCTCGACTTGCTCGTCTTCTACAGGATGAACCTGTGCGTCCTCATCATCGCTGTCATCAACCGTAGTAGAAATCGGCTGCTTTGGGACTTCAATCTTAAGAGGTGTTCTACTTGACACAGGAGGTTCTTCATCGTCAGGAGCAGGTTGATTGCTATCATCATTCAAGTCGGCGTCATTGAGACGAATATGGCAAGTTCCACGAACAGTCTCAGTAATCTTAGGCTTGACAACTCCTGAAATGAATTTCCAAGTAAGTCCCCAGCCCTTACCACCAATCCAGATACCAGAACATTGGATAGTGCTAGCAATCTTACTGAGCTTCGGGACAAGGTCAACAGGGGTCACATCCTCATCTTCAGATGGGAAAATCTGATTATAATTAATATCGAATATGTCGCATTCCCACTTAAGCGAACCATCGTCTTGCTTGTAGCATGGGACCTTTGCTGAAATAGAAGGCGGTCTGCTGTAATCAGTCGCTCCAGTAGACTTACCGTTTGCATCCTTTACCTTAGGATACTTCAAGAATGGGAAGAAACTGTCTTCGACAAGCTCTTTTGACTTCTTCTTTCCGAACCAGATCTCAGAGTTTGTAACAGCATCATCAATGACTTGTGCCTGAAACTCAACCAACTTTTGAAGGAATAAATCGCTATCTTTATTGGTATACTCGGCATTGGGAAAATTGAGCGAAATCTTGAACTTGCCATCAGATGTTCCATCGTCATTGGCAAAATCCGCAACTCCCCAAGTCATCAAAAGGGGAGTATTTACGTGAAGTGAACGACTAGACTGAGTGCTAATAAGAGATACCGACTTGCCTCCCATACTGTTCACCTTAGGAGCCATATACTTATGGGCCTTAGGATTCCAGTTGGCGAATTCAAGAACTTTACGAGTGGTAGAAGAGGAGTTGCTAAAAGATGTCATAATGCTTGTGGTGTATGGTTTATATCATGCCACGTTTTTAAATCAATTTTATGAAATCAATTTTTTAGATTGACTAGAGTATGATGATAGAATATATAAGGTCTAAAATGTATTAACACTCGATAATAGGTTCATATCCAGGATAATCCATGTAGGATAATCCATGAGTAAAGGGGTAATTGATTTATTCATTAGCTGAAAGAGAACAAGTTTGATAAGAAAGAGAACAAATTTATAAATTGTATAAGAAGATAGTATTATTATAATATATATGTTCTCCAAACCATCACAGCCTTTAGGACCAGAACTAAAAAACGAATTTATAGACGATACACAGAAGCCACCTCCACCAGTATCTTATATAGAATATTGCAACAACAATTCTGTTCTCGATAAAATTAAACATCCAGAATTGAAACAAATAGTAAAACATTATAAACTTCCAGTTTCAGGGACAAAGCAGGTTCTTTATGAAAGACTCATGGAATTTTTTTCAAGATGTTCTCATTCAGTAAAAATACAAAAGATTTTTAGAGGATTTCTTGTACGAAAGTGTTTTCAAGACAAAGGATTAAAGGATATAACAAAATGTGTAAATGAAAACGATTTCTATTCTTTAGAACCTCTAAAAGAAATCCCTGTAGAATATTTTTTTACATTTTCTTGTGGGAAATTCAATTATGGTTGTAATATTATTTCTTTGATTCAATTGATAAAAAATTCTAAAGGTATTGTTAAAAATCCTTATAATAGAGAGAACATAGGAATAGAGACCATAAAAACAATATTGGGGGTTTATGGGAAAATTCGAATAATATTTGGATTTCCATCTGATGCTCCTGTCATAAACAACCATTCTTTATTACAAGTCCAGGGGTCAATTCAAGAGAACCAGCGAGTAAGAGGTATAGTTGCTAGACAACCAACTCTGGGTCCTTCCCAGGTATTAATACATGAAAGACGTATAAAGATTGCAGAAATTCAAACAAAAACAGTTACAGTAAGGATTCAAGAAGTATTTATGGAGATGGACCAACTAGGCAATTATACTCATCCAGGATGGTTCTCTAATTTAGATAGGAGAGAATACATCCGTTTATTTAGGATTTTATTTGACATATGGACTTTTAGAGGACAATTATCAGCACAAATGAAATTAAATATTTGTATTATCGGGGACCCATTTTTAGAAATACGTAGACAAGGTATTAATCTACATGATATGTCTATTGACGATATTAGAGAAATATGTATTACAATAATAGAATATATGGTATATTGTGGAATAGATGATGAATATAAAAAAATAGGTACTCTACATGTTCTTACTGGGCTAACAGGTGTTTCTTTAGGAGCAAGGACATCATTGCCTTGGTTATATGAATCATTATATGGATAATATCTAATGTTTATATATAATGAGCGAGTCACAAAAAGAAGAAATCCCTGTTAATTCTCCTACAGGTTCAGATAATTTTAATGAAGATGAACCTATGCCTATGCCAGGTTCTCAAAAAAATCTTTCTATGAGTCCAGAACCAGAAATGGTCCAGGGAACTTCTGATATCCAAGGAGAAGAACCGGTTATGAGCCAAGAAGAACAATCTGCTATGAGCCAAGAAGAACAATCTGCTATGAGCCAAGAAGAACAACCGGCTATGAGCCAAGAAGAACAATCTGCTATGAGCCAAGAAGAAGGTGAGATGGGTCAAGAAGAACAATCTGCTATGAGCCAAGAAGAAGGTGATTCAGCGGAGATAGAATCGAATGAATCTCTGGGGGAAGAAACAAAACCCGCAAGAGCTCAAGCAGTTCTCAAAAAAGCATCTAACTTTAGGCAAAAATTAACAAAAACAAAACGTAAATTAGCATCTTTAGATGATAGTCAAAAAGAAAAAATAAGAAGCGAACTAGTGAATGAATTTGTTAGCATTTTAAAATTATACAAACATAAGACAACTCGCAAGAAGTATATTCGTAGATTAAATGGTTTGAGAACTGCTTTTAATCAATCATTGAATAAATTAAATGGAACTACTAGACAACGTAAGCGTAAGAGCAAGAAACAAGAACCTATTGCGTATTCACAAGAACAAGAAGCACCATATGAGAATGAGACCCAAGGTCAAGAAATGTCCACTCAAGAAGAAAGTTCTGGAAATCCTCTATAAATCTTCTATAAATAATTGAAAGAAAAACAAATGAATCAAAAATAAATAAATAAAAGAAAAATAATTGGATCAAAAATATAAATCTATAAATTTATATTTTAAGAAAATACTAAGACCGATTTAGGAGTAATTTCAATAAATATATTTGCGTTAAAATACTTAAAAAAGACTGTCTATAGTAGTATATAATCACACGATGGTTAGAGCTGCTAAGACTTCTGCCGATAAGGCCCCCGCTACTCCTGCACCTGTTGCTCCTAAGACTAAGAAGACTAAGGCCGTTGAGGCTGTTGTCTCTGAGGCCCCCGTTGATGCTGTCCCTGCCGTTGCTCCTGTTGAGGGAGAGGTGGTTGAGTCCAACGTTACTGCCAAGCTTGCCGAGTATTCCGACAAGATTACTCAGCTTACCACTCTTGCTTCCTCCCTCAAGGCCGAGTTCAAGGCTCTTGAGAAGTCGGTTTCCAAGGAGCTTAAGGCTGCCCAGAAGGCTTCCCAGAAGAAGAAGCGTGCTTCTGGAAACCGCGCCCCTTCTGGCTTTGTTAAGCCTACCCTCATCTCCGATGAGCTTGCTGCTTTCCTCGGAAAGGAGAAGGGAACCCTTCTTGCCAGAACCGCTGTTAGCAAGGAGATTAACGGCTACATCCGTAGCAACAAGCTCCAGGACGACAAGAATGGCCGCAAGATTCACCCTGATGCCAAGCTTGCCAAGCTCCTAAAGCTCAGCAAGACTGACGAGCTCACCTACTTCAACCTTCAGAAGTACATGAAGCACCACTTCCCCAAGGCGGCGGTTGTTGCTGCCACCGTCTAAGTCATTGAACATATAAATTAAATTAAAAGAAAAAAAGATTAAAAGAAAGAAAGATTGAAAGAAAAATTAAAAGAAAGAAAGATTAAAAGAAAAATTCAAAACAATATAAATATACATATGATTGTATATTTATAAATGACGGATAATATTAAGTTCCAAGTCGTTGACGATGCCGATATTTTTGCTACAAATCAAAGACAAAATATTCCAAATCCTTCACCCCAATCAGGGTTCCAAGGAACTCCTCCTATACAACAGAGTCGTGTTCAATCATCAACTCCTTCAGGTGTTCAAACATTCGAACAAATTCTCCAACAATTCCTATTAAAAAACAAAGTCAAGCTATATATTTTGACTCCTTGTTTTGCTAGTCTTTGTTATGTGAATTATGTTCATTGTCTTATGAACACAGTAGAACTATTCAGGAAATTCAATATCCCCCTTAAAATCGAATTCTGTAAGAACGACAGTCTTGTATCTAGAGCAAGAAATAATCTTATTGCTAGGGCTATGACTGACCCTGAAGCAACTCATTTTCTTTTCATCGATAACGATATCTCGTGGGATCCAGTAGATATATTGAAGCTAATCATCGCCGAAAAAGATTTGGTAGGAGGAATTTATCCTTTGAAAAATTACGATTGGGATAAATTAGTGAAGGACCCGCAGAATCCCTACAATTCGAATGTTATTCAGTCTCTTCTCAAGAAAAAGAATGATTCGCAATTGGCCGGACTATTATCCGATTCGGCTATGATTCAACATAACCTGCTTCGTTATAATATTAATTATGTTAGCCAATATTTGGAGATTACCAATAATCTGGCGAAAGTTAAGCACTTGGCGACTGGATTTATGATGATTCGGCGAAAGGTTCTTACCTCGATGATGAAGGCATTCCCTTCAACAAAATACACAGACGATGTTAGTTTTTTGAGACCTGAAGAGAATGCCATGGCATATGCTCTTTTCGATTGCGGGGTTGAAGAGGGTCATTATTTTTCGGAGGATTGGCTATTTTGTGACAGATGGACGAAGATGGGCGGGGATGTTTTTGTGGATGTTTCGATTAATTTGACACATACTGGGATTGAGGATTACCGTGGATGTTATATTTCTACTATTATTTAAGTAGGGATTAAGCCTCCTTGTCAAGAAGATATATTCCTTCCTCGATGTAATTATATCATATAAAATCGATTGCCAAAATTTCATTGTTAAAAGCAGCATCCATTCCAAACATACACACTGAAATCAAACGACTATGACTGATAAGAAAGCCCCCAAACTAGCGACTGAAATAGGTCGTCTATATAGAGTCGGCCAGAAGCCCATTCCATACGAGGGAACTGTTCCGGCTGAAGTTATGATGATGTTGTATTTGACCAACAAATACAACATTAAAAGTCCTGAACTAGAAGACATCCGTCATGAATACAAGGCGTTTGGCAGATTGAGCGAAAGAATGAAACCTACAGCAAAAACCCCATTATTCTGTATCTGGGAGCTATCGATTGACTACGACGATAAAGACCGTGTTCTAAAGAGCAACGCAGCGGATTACACGGACCAACTCTACTGGAAATTACGAGAATTAATCGACGCAAACCCAGGTAAAAAGGTAATCTGCCCGTTCAATGCAGGATTTTATTTGAAAGGCGAAGTGATCAATGGTCATATAGAAACCATTATTTATGACCCTGCTCTGAATATTTTAGAACACATTGATTCAAACAATCTACCGAAGCAATTCTCACGCAAAGCTGGGACTTACTCTCAATACTGCCTTATCAAATCTGGCATCGTGCGAAATGTAGCTGAAATGCTCGACGAGCAGCCGGTCTTCGTTGACAATTCTAATATTTATTCAGGATATGCTTGGGGAATCCAATCACTGGAAGCTTCATCGGATTTGCTATCAGACCAGGAGCGATTAGGTTATTGCTTGATGTGGGCGTCTTTATTCGCTGACCTTTCTCTCGCTTTCCCGGAGTATTCAATGAAAGAAATTGTGAACACGGTCATGAAGAAGGGAGCATCCAGCTCGAATAAACAGGCAACGGTGAACGACTATTGTCTCTTCTTGATTAGGGGATATGTTGTTGACATTTCGAAAACATTGGGTGTCGATTTCATGGACGAAGATTCGATTCACAAGGCTTGTATTCGTCTAGCATAGATGAAGACCGCGAATTATCAGGTAGATTATATTTATTCATTATACCAAATAAAAAATCCCCGAAAAGGGGGTTTTTTATTGAGTCATATTCGAATATCAAATATAAAATGATTCATAAGGACAATTCTGAAAGTGATTCTGAAAGGAGGGGTTTGCGAAGCATAATAGGGGGTCAGCGAAGCGGAAACCTTGGTACAGCGTAGCGCCCCCTTAGACAAATATAAATTTATGTTGACGCATTATATTTTTAATAGCCATCACATTTGTTTTTGTAATAATCCTATTTTGTCTAATAAAATCATCTAATTCATTTATATTTTCAGAGGTGTCAAAAAGGGAACATGTGTGTTGGAAATCGACGGGGTCGATGAATCCTTTTTGACCCAGCCATTCGGCGAACGATTGTTGAACACCCATGGATTTATATTCCGTAAATAATTCGAAACACCTCCTAATAGGTAATCCCTGTCTCTGGATATCATAATCTGTTCCAGCTAACACGACTGCTTCCCTAAATTCATTTAGCGTCATTTTAATATCAGAAAGAATCGAAGAAGTGTCATAAAGAGTTATATCATGAGAGATCATATTCATAAGGCGTAAAACGCGAGGAACACCAGAAATCAGCAAATCCATATCATCACTTAATACAGCATATACTTTGTTTGTGACTGCAAGATGAACGCATAGTTCATCAGCCTCATGAGGTGCCAAATAATATTCGAAACCGAAAGCAACCAAAAGTTCAATAGCTGCGTCGATATGTGCCCAAGTTATTTTTACCATGCGTTTTTTGAGGACCGCCATTTTATCCTGGATTTCTTTCTTTTTGAGTTCATCTTCTGTTTTATTCAATTGATTTTCTAGTAAAACAAACTCAGTTGACGCTTCTTGTTTGTCTTTCTTTCTTTTTTTCAAAAGGTCTCTTTTTTCAATGGGGGCTTTTCCGTCAAAAACAAAAATAGGATGAATACAATAATATTTGAATATAGCCAAAAAGAGATAAAGATTTTCATGAAATCGGCCATCCATCAAAAACTTATATAAATAGATGCTAATATCGACCGCTATTTTTCGGTCTTCAAATTCCGCCAAATTCTTTTTTTTAATAGAATTTGGAGAACATTTATCTAAAAGCCAACGGTTAAGTTTTGGGATGCCCATTTGTATATGTCATAAAACCATTTGATTTTTATCAATTTTATATGAGTATAATATAAAAGTGATAAATGCCTGGACCAATAGAATTCATAAAGAAAAATATCGGGCCTTCATTAATACCTAAAAAAATATCCGGAAAATCCAAAGCATTAATAAACAAAATAACAGACCAAATTCTTTTGGGACAAGATTCATGGGAACACCGAAGAAAATATAGAGAACATGTTTTAGGGGAGGATGAATTTCCGAAGGGTGTCGATTTTGAATATATAGACCCAGAAATCCGGGAAGAAATCGAGAGGTTCTCCAAAGTAGGAAAAAAATATTCTTTTATTGTTGGAGGCCGGGCCATCGTAATATACGCTGTATATCCTTATTCGGGAGTCATTCATAAAACAGCCATCTACAAAATGCTTAATGAGAGTGTCAAGAAGATGTATATATGGTTATATGCTGGCTCGCATTTTGCTCCTACCGAATGTTCTAGAGAATTGACGGTGTATTGGTACTTGACAGATAAAAAAAAGGTTTTACCAGAAATAGACGGAGAACCTATTAGGTCCCTACATGCTAATACCGCTTTTACATTTGCATGTTCTCCTGTCCCGAATAATATTTATATTTACAGGAAGGAAGAATGGTTCAAAGTATTCATTCATGAATCCTTTCATAGTCTTGGATTGGATTTCGCAAAGATGTCGGAGGAGATAGCAAATTCGTATATCTTTAAGATATTCAAAGTTGATTGTGATTTGCGATTTTACGAGGCATATACGGAGACCTGGGCCGAAATAATCAATGTTATCTTTATTTGTATGGAGAACCCGGGTTTAATCTTTGAGATATTAATGAATAATGAACGGATGTTCTCTCTCTTTCAAAAAACAAAAATATTGAATCATCAAAAAATGAAATATCGAAGTCTTTTATCAAAAAATAATTATAAAGAAGAAACCCCCGTTTTTTCTTATTATATTTTGAAATCTATAATAATATTCTTTTATGACGACTTTATAGAATGGTGCGTTGATAACAACCGGGGTTCAATATCATTTAATAAAACTCCTGAAAATATAAAATCTCTGGTTTCTTTTATTAAAACTCGGTTTGAGAATCCCGAATATTTGAAATCTATTGATGAGTTCGAACGGTGGTTTTCGACGAATGGTCATAAAGATACCGATGAGATGGAAACATTGAGAATGTCTATCAATGATAGTTGATTATTATCATAAGTAATGAAATAATAAAATTAAACGAATATAAAGACGTCATTATAAGTATATAAAATGAGCAACACCTTCAAAGTACTATCTATTACAGAACACGTCCACGGAAATGTTGAAAAACTAGATAATAGAGTATGTATTTTTTTTGACCCAAAAGAAGATAACTTTTTTTATTACGGAACCAGAAATAATATGGGACAAGTAAAGTATGTAAACTATAATGGATATTATTCATCATTCAAAAAAGAATCTCTTGTAAACTTTTTGGATTTTATTTTTGGAGGTAATAAGGAAGTTTTCACTACGGAGCTTCATGAATTGGATATTTTTGACAGTGAGTATAATGGGTTGAATTATATGAAGCTAATGATTAAAATGTCAAATAAGACAATATTGGTTGCTTATGACAAAAAAAGTGAAACAAAAAAATCATTTTCAGAGTATTTGGATTTCTTGATTCCGTATTAAACCTGTTAATATAAAAATACCCATAGTGAACACATAATAGGTATCTGGGCGAATGTCCGAGTGGTCTAAGGAGGCAGACTTAAGATCTGCTGGTATACATACCGCGTGGGTTCGAACCCCACTTCGCTCAATCTAATTCTTCAACAATTCTAGTTGATGAAGAATTCAATATCTTTACTTGATTTGTCATGTAGGATATATCACGCTCAATATATGTAACTATCGTCTGGGTCATCCTTTCATTTTCTTCGCGAAATCTTTCATTTTCTTTCCGAATGAACGCCAGTTGTTCTCTTAATTCGCGATTTTCTTCTTCTATCATAAAGACATTATACCGGATTCTCGAAATCATTTCGATAATATTTCTTTTGGACAAATAATCGAGGCTGTTCAGCAAAATGTCAAAAAGGTTCATTGTTTGATGTGTATAGATAAGGGTTTGCAAAAAAATATTATCAATTTTATAGATGTTTATTAACAACAATTAAATAAACTATTAATCGCCATAATATCATCAATTTCACTATCCATTGGTGGTGTATTTTCAGGAATACCCCATGCTCTCTTGTAAGATACGTCAATCATTGAACATGCGCAGTCGTCATAAACGTCTGGTGTAAAATCACTATTCATAGAAACTCTTGTAAATGAACTAGCCAGCTCTACCACATCATGAACTTCTAGACTATTATGTAAATTCCAAGGCTTTTTCCATTTATGTTCAGCTTCATTGAGAATATCCGTTGTTGTTTTATCCTTCATGAAATCCACAGTTGAATTCGTTAGTAAACCTGATACAGGCATAACTGAGCTTATTCCATCGCTAAATAAAACGACTTTTATATTATCTGTTTTTAAAGCACGATAACTAGTTATAGTAGGTTTAATCCCAGTGATTCCATCATGTCCTAAAGATTGAGTAGGTCCAAGACAGACTCCATTTGAAAATTTTATATATGTGGTATCTTTGGTTATAATATCTGTTGGCGAAACTACTTCGAAATCGGAATCTCTTTTGTAAAATGGTTCTTTAATATCGACGCGGTCTTCACTGAAAAGCCTTGCTATCTCTGTTGCATTTGTATGGTCGTGCTGTTGTGTCACGAAGACTGGTTGATGATTGACAAATAGAACGGCCGACGAATCGCCTATATTGACGATTTCTATGTCGGTATAATGATTGGTAGGGGTAACTTTTGCATAAACCATCGTCGATCCCGACCGTATCCTTTCTTCTAGGGTTGACATCGGATCATCCTGAATAAGTTTTTGTAGGTCGTCATATGGTCTGGATTTCTCCATTATTCTATTTATATCTGATACCCGAATAGCATTGATGGCTTGATTATTTCCATGTCCGTCAAATAAAACAGACCAATAAGTTTTTATATGGACTAACCCTTGTGGGCCGAGTATATATGACCCATGAGCCACGTGGTCTTGTTTCGTTCTACCTAATTGGCGGGTTTCCATTTCTTGGGTTATATATTGAGTCTTAAACACCGCTTGTTTTTTGTCATAAAGGTTCATTGTCTTTGGGATTTGTTTATCATTTATATTTATATCAATTTTATAGGACACCGTGAAAAAAGGGCTTTCGCCCTATGTTTGATTAGATAATAAACGAGTATTTAAATATAACTTACCTTTATTTCTCGAATAACTACTAACTACTTTTTTATATTTTGGGGATTAACTCTTATCATGATTATCGGTAGGACACCTATATCGAAGCAAGTTAAGTGTCAAAATCCTCTTCGTTTACCTCTTCTTCATCGAAAGCAATAACTGTATTGGCAGGGTAATTGACAAGCGAAAAGAGTTCCTTCACCGACTCGGACATGTCATTTTGTCCGTCTCCTAAATCTTGCACTTCGTATTCCAACTCGTCGACTCTATTGAACAAATCCGTGTTTTCATTGACGAGAGCCTGATTCTCCATGCGAAGGTCGTTAATTTGCTTCTGCATATCGGCAAGTTGAGCCATCATGCGAGAGTTGAGCCCCTCGAACATGTCGGTAAGCTGCGAAGTTGTGTATTCGACTTTCGGGATAGGGCGCATATTGATTCGGCACTTAAGAGTGTAATTTTTTGGACCACGTGCTGTGTGAACAGCGAACGGTAATTCATGCGGGTCAGGATGACAAGCAGTTACGCAGTGTTCGAATCCAGAGCCAATGAAATTCTCAAAGTGAACGAATAACATGCGGCCAATCTGTTTCCGATTCTGGTCAAATTTTGGGACAAACTCCACACGGTCGACTGGTCCGAAACGATCGAACTTTTGCTTCACTTGGCGTTCGTCCATCTCATCGGGGACCCACTGAACGAAGACGCTGGGATTTTTTCCGAAAGACCATGCGTCTAACTGGTCCTTCATAGCCTGACCGGTGGCAGTTTTTAGAACCGCCGGGTCAAAAACAGTGAGGCCACGAGCAATGGTAGATTGAGCGATAGAAGACATGTTAATTTTGATGTTGTTGTTGATTGCTTGGAAAGAGGTGCTTCTAATTCATTCTGAAAAAAGGCAATCAATTTTTTGAAATCTGTTCTCCTTCTTTTATCTTTCTTATTCTCTTTTCAACCTTTCATCTTTTCTTCTAATATATTGTAAAAATCGATTTCCTTTTTTGGAATATATTAGAAGCACATATCCCAAAGCAATTACAATCAACAACACAATGCTAGCCGAAACTTCTATCCCACACGAGTATTATTTGGGGGATCTTCCAGGGACTCTCCAATACAAGAAATCGAAGAATGAGATAGCCTACTTGGATACTTCGAATAACGATGAAGAAACTCGCGGATTCACTTTGGATTTCCATACAGAAGACAATTACAGAAGGCTTCTTCCAAAAACAAAAACAGCGGAAGCAAATAGCTGGCGTATAATTCTTGTAATGAAAGCCGAGCGCGAGAATGGTGTTTGCTGTATAAAAGGTGCTCTAGAAAATAAACAAACAGGGGAGATAGCGTTATTGACTTCGATAAATTCCGAAGAGCATATTACATCGCAAGGACATAGGGCGATAAAAAGTCACGACCCCGAATGGTTTGGGGGACATTACAGGATGGCAGCCCCGATGGTATTCTGGAGAGAGCTTGCAAACCGACTTAGATATTAAATATTAGATAGGTAGTTAGGTAGTAGGTAATTAGGTAGTAAAAAGTATGTAATCATATTTTTTTTACATGGAAAATTGAAACTTTTCTATAGGATGTCAAGAAGGATATATTATGTCCCAATCAAAGCTCCACAAATTCTTTGACGTCTCTTATAATTCGAATGATAAGAGATGTTTTATTTATGACCCAGATAACCGTAGGGCATTTTTCGATTATTCCCCAGAAAACACCGATGTATTTGTCATAAAGAAATCATCTGTCTCTTTATTCTATCGACCATCGATAATTGAAAGTAACGAGGAATTTGTGTCAATTTATACAACCCTGGATGTTCCCCTTTTGAAATCGAACCTACAGAAGGCAATTCGGCGTGGTTATTCAAAGGTCGCTGTATCGACTATGATAGCCCTGCTTTCGAAATCGCCTACGGAACTTTTCCGAAGATTACCGATTATTTATATTGAAGATGTATGTCTAATGACCTCTTTCCCAATAGTTATATGGTTTATGATAGCCGACAAGGAATATGTCATAAAGAAGCTGGATGTATTCATATTAGCAAATATAATAATATCTCTTTGTGACACAGAAGAGGTTTATGATGACCCTTCGACCCTTACAGAGGATTATCAAGAAGATATATATAATAAAAACAACGATGCAATTATGGCTCTTATAATAAGGAGCAAATATGGAGGCATGAAAGGAGATATGGAAATGTTGAAAGAAGCCATCGACAATTACAAACGAGGAAGGATAATTGTCGAAACAGAATGGTTAGATAAAATCATCTACAGCCATAATATTGAGGTCCTGCCAGAAGCCATCGATTTTCACCCGTATCCCAAGTTATTACAAGATATAAATAAATCTACTTATATCCAATCCGAGTTGGTCAAGAAAACAATATGGCTTGCAGAATCAGGCGTCAATTACCGGAAGCCTCATACAATCATTCTTTCTGACAACGCCAAAAAAACGTCAGTATGGCCCAAAATAAAAAAGGCAATAGATGAGTGGCGCCTAGTTCTCCATCTGTAATTTGGCTCTGACTTTCATTAATAAATAATCTTTTTCAGCCTTTTGTTTTGGAATAAAATGTTGGAGAACTGCGTTCTTAGTGGCTATAATCATATATTTTAATTCTTGATTTTGAGAGAATTTAGCATATAATGCATGTTCTCTTTCTTCTGTTTTCCTAGCACCATAGAAATCAGGGTCTATATTTATAGTGTTGGGTCTTATAGGTATATCTTTTTTACCCTTCTTATAAATCCCGTATTGAGAACCTGCCGCTTTCGCTAGGCCAACGTCCTTTGCAATATCACTTTTTGTGTCATCAAGTGAGAACTTATTGTAAAAATGAGGATTGTGCTTTTTAAATTTCGCCGCTTGATAATAATGCTCAACGGTTTTCCATTTTTTGTTTTCAAGAGTAAAAATAGAAACATAATCATCATCTAACATCTTACGCCAATCTTTTACAACCGCCAAATCAGTATATTCGTGAATTTTATTTAAATCAATCTTTTCATTTTCTCCCTTACCAGGTCTTATAGATTTTGATGCTTTGTCATGAAAAGTTAATACGGTTGCCTTATCTAGACCGGTTATTTTGCCTCCACCCTTGATTGTTTGTTCCTCTTCGTCTTCATCCGTATCCTCATCAGATTCATCTGGTTGAATACCCAGCTTTTGTTTAAAATCAGAGAACTCGGGTATTTGAGCGAATAACCCTGAATTACGTTCCATACACTTTATGACAACCATGACTTTAACATCATAAGGGATTTCGCTGAAATTAAATATGAATTTTGAATCATAACTAATTAATTCATAATGATTTCCAGTATAAGACACCATAATATAGTGTTCTGGGTTAAATTTTTCGTCCTCTTTTAAATTTGATATCGAACATTGTAGTACATGATTCAAGTTATCATCATCAAACGCTTTTTCTGAAAAAATAATTAGTTTAATATTTAATTCTTGTTCGAGAACATTGATGGCCCAATCGTCGGCCCAATAAGAAGGGGTTTGAATGTATTCCTGGAATTGAGTCAAACTTCGAATATTTTCCATGTGTCTGTATTCATGTAAAAATTCTGTATTTATTTTTTGTTTTTCTAATAAGGCTTTATGTTGTTGTACAATCGAATTAGCCTGTTTGATAACTGTAGCTCTGGTTTCTTTATCTTCTATAGATTCTAATCGTTTTTTAAGATTCTTATTCTCTTTCGATAATTGACTTAATTCTTTTTTGGTTGATTCAATTTCGGTTAAAGTGTTATTATATTGCTCCTTATAGAACTGGAATTTATCAAGTGTTGCGTCTTTTGCAACAAGCGCTCGTAACTTTGCTATAGTTGTTATATGACCTATTTGTTCGTGAGCAATCCTAACAGCATCAAAAAAACAATCACCATTATTATTTGTCTCAACAATATTGAATTTATTATTCTTCATGAATTTTTCGATCCATGAAGTTCTCTCTGTAGCAACAAACTCTCCCTTGATTTTTTGCGCATCCGCTTTGGTTTCTTCAGGAAGCATATGGACCCTTTGTATAGTTTTATCTATTGTAAAGATTCCATCTTTGAGAACCTTATTTGTTTTGATTGCAGCTTTCGATTGTTTTACATCCTCCTGGGCCAATTCGAAAGGGTTTAATTCCTCAACCTCCTCATCATCAGATTCATCTTTAGGGCCATTAGGACCTTCTACAGACCTTTCCGATTTTTCTTTAATATAATTGGCTTCTAGTTCTTTGACAACCATCGGAGTAATGTCCAGAGTAATGTCATGAAAATAATCATAATTAGAAAAACTATAGAAAACGGGGTCGCCTAATCTATTGAGGTCTAAATCACCAGAGCTATCCAAGAATGGTTTCGAACGTTCTTCTGGTGTATCCCTAGAAGATTCGAATTCAAAAGCGCCAATTTGGGTTTGGACTTTGGTTTTATTCAAAAGATAAATAGGAAAATAATAGGTGTTTTTCTTTTGAATCAACCGGCGCTCTTTTCCTATGGCAACTAAAAAAATTTTGTCATAAAGAATTATTTGATATACTGGTGATTCATGCCCCATGTCTTCCTCTTCTAAATGACGGTTCTCTTCATAAAACATTTATATTTAATATATAATAGTGTTTATTTTATTTTTATCATAAAGATATTATGATTCGCCATTGTCATGATCTATAAATGTATTTGTTGGAGGTTCTACCTTCTCTACATGCTCTGTTTCGGTTGCCTTCTTGGACTCTTTTAAGGTTCGAATGAACGCAATTGCACGTTGGCCTTTTAATAACATAAGGTCATAATCAAGGAAGAATCTAGAGCATGAATACGTATGGGAAATATCCCCTAGACATTCGTTCGCGTAATCGACAATTCTTTCGATTTCAACGAGAATACTAACATCTATATTGGCTGGGTTTCCTACAGTTTTGTCTTTATTTTGTTCAAGATAATCCAGAAACCTATACAGAATATCTGTTACAGTATTGACAAGTAGAGTAAATACTTCAGCTAACTCTTGATTCTTATGATGCCTCTTATCGTCGCGCTGTAATTCATCTCGCATCTGTTGCTCTGTAATATCCTTCATGAGATACTGGACCCTCAGATTCTCGTTCTTTTGTTCATAGTTGGGTGGATTAGGTCTTTCGACGTTTATTAGATGAAGCCCCCATCGGATTGTTCGCTGGATTCTTGTAAGAATTGCCGCATAATTCTTGGAAGTTAAATAATACGTTCTCATAATTCTTTGGAATCTGTCAGAAAGATAATGGTCTAGATTGCGCCCACAGGGAATATCACCAGGATTCCGAGGGGCTTCCCCACCACCATTCCTCCTCTGCCATTCATAATAATGGGGGTTGTGAATATTTTGTTCTTTACGACCTGTTCTCCAACTGAACGCAGTATGACATTCGGTGCACCACATTTGGTCACAACCGTCTATCTTAAATATCCCAGTGCCACATTGAGGGCAGGGTTTCGTATCCGAAGAAATGAGTTTCGCCGTGGCCAAATCATCTGCATTACACGTATGGTCGGAATCGCGAGTATAACCCTTCAGGACATGACAGTCGGGACACGTCCAGCGTTCGCAGATACCACATTTCCATTGACTACTTAGGAAACCCCGACAGTCTTCTTGGGGACAAGCCCTGACGAAAGCGGTTCTATCCGTGCTAGTTTTTCGGTTCAAAGCGGCCTGTTTGTCTTGAAGAAGTTTCGTCTGTTGTTTATTAATTTCGGATATTTGTTTTTGAAGAATCCTAACTTCTTGGTCTATTTTTCTGGCTAAGAGTTTTCCTTCGATGATTGGCTGGGTGGCCGGTAGGAGAGCACGTTCTTTGTCAAAAAGGACCTTCTCTTTGTGTTCTTTCAGGGGTCCATTTATGAAAACCAGAGTGAAAATCTCGCGAATGTGTTTGCGGGTCCATACTTTGGCGCATTCGGGATTCATACACTTTACTTCGGTTTCATTGAGAACGTATGTCTCACAACAAGTTCGGCAGGTCTCGTAGTTACAGTAGGGGCATTTTACTAATAATCTACTTGATTTGTTGTATGGCTCAACACAGATATCACATGTTGGGATAACCTTCTTGACACGCTTTTTTTTTTCTAATTGTTGGTTCATTGTAGCAGACATATTGTGTTATTATTTAATACAATATGCTTTTAATTCAATTTTATAAGGGGCATTTACTATGCCCCCGACAGGTGTAAGATGCGTTTTATTTTATAAAGAGGTCATAAAGAGAAGTTTACTTATACAATTTTTCAACAATATCCACATATTTAAAAATACATCTTGAAGTAATACTCGGCCATTCTTTCAATTTCATCTTTGATATTTCTTCCACATTTGTTTTAATATCTTCAGGTATTTTATCCAAAATAAACTTATTACTAGTTAATAAAATATAAATATTTTCAGTTATTTCTTCTACTTCATTTACCTTATTAGGTTCTCTAATAAATACATTGACTAATGTAAAAAGAGAGTTTGTCAAGAAGAATAATTGCGACAATGGCATCGCGTCAATTGCAACCAGATTGGTTATAAAAAGCGCTGTCGCCTTTCGTTTATCATTTTCTTTATTATATGCTGAGAACTCGTCGAAATTTGTGCTGTCAACCGTTCTTAATGTAGAAATAGAATCGATGAAATTTGTTGGGATTTGGTTAGTCGAAAAAATCTCAGGAAATATTTTGATTAAAGTTTTATAAAATCTGGCATAAATGGCCGAGAATGTTTTATTTGTGCTAATTGTATTATAAATAATAGTTGTAGTTTTTTGGATTTCTTCTTGGTCGTTTGAATTAACAATTTCTTTTAATTTTTCAATAATGAGTTCGCTAGTAGTATCATATGTTTTTGCTGAAATTTTATTCAATGCTACACGAATATCATTCGACTTATCTTGTTTGTCTACAACAACGGTTGCTTTAAAATCTCGCATGGTTTGCCACGATTCGTCATTCGAATTACAATTTGGCTGTTTATAACCCCCCCTCATTTTTGGTTTAGGACGGATTTGTTCTGTCGGTATTAACCCGCCGAATTTTTTTGCTAATTCATTAATAATATCTAGGGTTGATTGTTGTAGAGTAAATGCGTGTTTAATACTTTGATAATCATTTAAAGTATATGTTGGCATGTCTATATCAATAATGAAATATTATTTTATATCGATTTTTAACAAATATATACCATCGACACTTATATAAACAGATATCAATATACTTGAATAACATGAATAACATCAACAAAACAACCCTCATCAAAAGATTAATTCCAAAACAAGTAACTTTACCTCTTGGTAGATGGAGAATCGAAAGTTGTAATAAACAGATAAATAATAAAATAGATTTATCAAACGAAGACCATTGTGGACCTTGTGGACAATATGCATTGGAAAAAATAGAAGCAAAAAGTAATATAGACGAAAAATTAAAAAATAAAAATAAACCTACTTCACCCTAATTACAACCTATAAAATGTGATAGAAATAAAACATTTACTATATAATCGAGCATATTAATATTTAATTTTAAAAAAACAAGTTAAATAGATGTCATGAATATAGATATAATGGCAGAGGAAAACAGAGTGGATAATAGCGAAGTTCCTCAGAAGGAGGAACAGGGAATAGTTCAAATCAATAATTGGGATGAACTGGATATTTCAATGGAATTATTGCGTGGTATATATGCTTATGGATTTGAGAACCCTAGTGAGATCCAAAAGAAGGCAATCCCAAATATTTTAAAAAGACGCGATGTTATCGCCCAGGCCCAATCAGGTATGGGTAAAACAGGCGCATTTTCTATAGGAACCCTAGGAATCATAGATGTAAATAAACCAAAGGTCCAGGCGCTTCTTATGGCACCCACCCACGAGTTAGTGAAACAGACATCAAATGTTATTAAGGCGTTAGGTTCCACTCTGAATGGTCTTCGTGTAAAGACCCTTATAGGCGGGACGTCTATTCAGGAGGACGCAGAGGATATCAGGAGTGCCTGTCCACATATTATTGTAGGTTCTGCTGGAAGAATTCATGATATGTTTCGCAGGAAATATATCAATGGAAAAGATATCCAGATTTTGGTTTTGGACGAGGCAGACGAAATGCTTTCGAGTGGTTTTAAAACGCAGATTTATAATATTTTCCAATTTATGCCGGAGTCGATTCAGGTTGCGCTTTTCAGTGCAACATTGCCACCCGATATTTTGGACTTGACGAAGAAATTCATGAGGGATCCTGTAGAAATAACTATGGAGGCCGAGAAATTGAATTTGGAGTGTATTACACAATACTATGTGGCAGTCCGGCATGATGGTGATAAATATGATACGTTGAAAGACTTATTTTCAGCGATTAGTGTAAGCCAGTGTATTATTTATTGTAATAGTATTCATAGAGTTACGGATTTATATAAAGCGATGACCGATGAGGATTTTTCCGTTTGTTGTATTCATAGTTCTATGGATAAGACGGAACGAGACCGTGCTTTTCAGAACTTTAGAACGGGTTCTTTCCGTGTTCTCATTTCTTCTGATGTCACAGCTCGTGGTATTGATATCCAACAGGTTAGCACAGTTATTAATTTCGATATTACAAAATGCCCACATAAATACTTACACCGTATTGGTCGAAGCGGTCGTTGGGGTCGTAAGGGAATGGCTATTAATTTTATCACAAAGCAAGATGTAGATATTATGAAAAAGATTGAGAGACATTATGGTATTGAAATCAATGAACTTCCGGCGAGTTTCAATGGAGCAGTTTGTTAGAGTGAACAATATATTATATTATTTTTTATATTAACAAAAAATAATAAAAAAGGGGTCCAAAAGGGTGTCAAGAAGAAATAATATCACTACATTTACCCCAACATCGAATCTTTGAATTGCATTTTATTACTCCGCATTTCTAGGGCAAAAGCCGCCATGTCTTTCTCCAATCTTGTTTTACGTTCTCGAATAGTATTTAATAATTCTATATTTTTGGCCGACCGTTGTTCATTCTCTTCTTCCATAATAACGGAAAGTATGATATTCGAAAGCGCTGTTTTTTCCCCAATATATTTGTCTTTATTATTAAAATAATATTTATACAATTCCAAAATAAAAAAACAGCATTGATAAAATCCAAAAGAGGCGCAATTTACCCATTGGCATTTTTCGGGTTCTTTTTCAGGAAGAATAGATTCATCTTTTTCTAATTCGAACGCACGAGCGGCAGCCAAAAAAGACTGCTCGTCAGTACAACACGAAATCTCTTTTAGTTTCTTATATTTATTCAGGTTCTTGAAATACTGTTCTTTGTCATGGTATAGGTTTTTATTCGCCTGTTTTTTAATGAAATTGGGGATATCCACATCGTGTTTCAGTAAATCTAAATACTTATTTTTATTTTTGGAAATGAGTTCTAGAGCCAATGTTCTCTCTCCAACGGGGAGTTGGACTTCGGTTGTAATAACGACAGAGAACCCAATCCATTCTTGTTTCAATTGAATTATTTCTTCTAGACGTTCTTGAATTTGGTATATTTTTATAAGTCCTGTAAAAATGGCTATGCTAAAACTCATTACAGTAAAAATCGCGTTGTATACAAGGCGTTGTTGTGTAGAGCCCATTTGCGAAAGACTGAGAGAACCAGAAGCGGTAGAAAAAACGAGGCCTAATAATACATTCTTTCTGACAATTGAGCGAAAATGTTTTATGGCTAAATCGAGAACCTCTATTTGAAGACACGAAATTTGAATCCACTGAGAAAGGGTTTCTAAGTTGGCACCTGACCAGTTCTCATTTATATCAACCGTATTTGTGGTAGCATCGATAGTTATTACAACATGGTCTGTATTAACAGAAGTTTCAACACCCACATCTTTTGGTTTTTCTTCTTTTATATTTTCAACTAATTTTGGTAATATTAGTTCTCTATTAATAACCGATTTGTTATCTTCTGTATTATTTTGAATTTCACCTAGTTTTTTTTGTTTTGATTTTTGAATATCAGACATATAATATTCAGTCCTATAAAATAAACTTAACACGTTTTATTCTAGAAGCCAAGTCACCATTTTCCACCAAAAAATCGCGGAGAACCTTCTGGGATTTATCTTGACTGTAATGATCGGCCCACCATTCTTTCGGGGATATTTTATATTGTTTGTTTAATAAATTCGTCAAAGCAGGTCGAATATCGATTTCATCTGTAAAGAATTCACCGGTTTCGTAAGTAATATATTTGAATCCACATAAAATACCCTTGTTCATGAGAACCGGCAACCCCTTTATAATACATTCAGCAATAACACGTGGAGAAGCATCATATACATTCGGAACGAATAAGAATCGGGATTCCCTCATTTTGTCTTGAAGATTATGCCAATCAAGCCAACCCACTATTTCCAATTCGTTCTCATCATATTTATCTTCAAGACCACATCCATCGCGACCTACGACTAACCCTTTCAAATTGAATTCGCGGCACATGATAGGAAAACATTTCTTAGCCAATTCGAAATTCCTATTGAACGCATTCCAGCCATCAGCGGGGCAGTCATCAGAATCTTTATTGCAAATATAAATGAAATCATATTTCTTCTTGACAACTAAACTGTCAGATTCTGCATTATAAAAATCGGATTCACTAATATCTGCTGTTCTATTCCATTCGGAGAACCCATAAGAAGTCTTATTCTTGAAACAACAGAGCCAGTCTCTGATTTCTGTCACGTAATCAAATGTATCATTTCTTTCATATTCTCCTTCAGATTTATCCATAAGTTCTCTATTGGGGAATGATTTATATGCCGTTATTCCGAATATTTTAACACCTTTTTCTTTGTATTCTCGAAAACGTTTTTCGGATTCTTTATCTCTAAAAAAACCGGTTACAGCGACAATAGGGAGAACCTCGCCGTTGTCATCCGTAAAATACCTGAAAGGAAATATTCTGTGGTCCTTATCATTGAATATTTTGATATACGATGTTAGTTTGTCATCGACCGAATCAGTTAATCCTTCTTTGCATCCTTCTTTACAACCTTTTCGATATTTATAACATAAATAATAAATATTAATAAAAAACACGATTAAAAGAACGACCAATATAATACATCGAATATCCATTTATAATAGGAAAAGAAAATGCGTTTTACCAAAAAAGAATAAATCTAAATATAATACAAATGTTCGAAGCGTTTTTTCCTTCGTCAACCAAGCATTTAGAAAAAGAAACTAATCCGTTTCGATTACCTATAGATTATTTACAAAAAGAAGAAGTCTATGTTCTCAAAGAGTCTGTAGCGTCCGATTTAGAGTTGGTTCATTCTTCTAGTGAATCAGATATTAAACAAACAAAACAAGAAACCGATAATCAAGAAACCGATAATCAAGAAACCGATAAACAAGAAAAAAAAACTATGTACCATTATTTATTAAATCCTAAAACTAAGTTCGAAGAGAACATGGTACCTGAATGGGGTCGTTCTTATACAACTAACCCAGAGTTCTTAATAGATAGTCAAAAAATATTAAAACGAATAAACTCTTTATCAATAACATCTCCTGATTATGAAAAAGTAATGGAAATATGGAAGGATACCAAAGAAGACCCTGATTTCTTAGAAAGATATTCCTACATGGAAATCGAGATGTTGCGTTGGGTAAATACCACACCCAGTTTCCTACAGGCTATTTCAGTAGTTAATATGGGTTCTCCTATTCTAAGTTTTTTAATTCCCGTTATTCTCTTTTTGATGCCCTTTTTTATTGTCCGTCTTCAAGGCCACTCTATAACATTTTCGCTTTATTTGAATGTCCTGAAGGAAATCAGTAAGAGCCATTTTATTGGGAAAATGATAAGCAGTGCCGAGACTTTATCTTTTCAAAACATTTTCTATTTATTTGCTCTTGTGGGTTTATATATGTATCAGATATATCAGAACTACATGTTATGCCTAAGATTTTATGATAATATTTCCAGAATAAATGAACAAATATGTTATATGAAAGAATATTTGACTTATACGACAAAACAGATGGACGCCTTTGGAAAAATCATAGAACCCAATCAAACGTATAATTCTTTTGGACAACACCTGAAAAGTCATAAAGAATCCCTATTTTCTCTTAATTGTTTAATAAACAACGTCCAACCTTTCATACCCTCTCTTAGTAAAATCGGGGAAATAGGTTCTCTATTAGGTTGTTATTATGAATTGCATTCCAATAAGGACTACGAAAAATCCCTTCTATATTCATTTTCGTTTCACGGCTATATCCAGAATTTGAAAGGGCTTTCGGAGAACTTAGAAGAAGGAAACATAGCATTTGCCGAATTCGTTTCAGCAGAGGATTCGGATGAATCTGAATCAGGGCTTGTCATGAAGGACCAATATTATCCGGCCTTAGTCAATGAATCCTTCGTGACAAACAATGTGGATTTATCAAAAAATATTGTCATAACTGGTCCTAATGCCGCCGGAAAAACGACTTATTTAAAAACAACGATGTTAAATGTTATTTTCACCCAACAATTCGGTTGTGGATTCTATTCGGCGTGTTCTATTAAACCGTATACTCATATTCATTCCTACTTGAATATCCCGGATACTTCCGCGAGGGATAGCCTATTCCAGGCCGAATCGAGAAGATGTAAAGAAATCATTGAAGCAGTTATCCTTTTTGACCAATTAGAAAAGAGACATTTCTGTATTTTCGATGAACTTTATTCTGGAACAAACCCGGAAGAGGCGTCAAAATCCGCATATGCTTTCTTGCTGTGGTTGTCAAGAAGAAATAATGTTGATTTCATTTTGACGACGCATTATACTGATATATGTTCTCGTTGGAAAAAGGCAAGGATTGCTAATTGGGAAATGGAAGCGCTTCTTTCAAACGAAGGTGAAATATCATATACATATAAAATCAAACCGGGTGTATCAAAAGTCCAAGGGGCCATCAAAGTTCTACGTGATATGGAATACCCGAAAGAAATTCTGGATACTATTGGGGAATATGATTCTAAACCCTTGAAGAATTAAAATGTCCCATTTTAATTCTCCAAAGGTCAGATATCAGTAACGATTTCACTTCGTAGTAAATGACGCCCCTATAGCGAAGTATAGGGCGTCCCATTTTAAACCCTTGAAGAATTAAAATGGGACATTTTAATTCTTCAAGAGTCAGATATCAGTAACGATTTCACTTCGTAGTAAATGACGCCCTAAAGGGCGTCCCATTTTAAATCTTCACTGATATAAATCTTCACTGGTATAAATCTTCACTAGTATAAATAAAAAGTCAAAAAAATAAACATATAATATTCAATGTTGTATATTATATGAAAGAACGGATTTAATAAATTGCTGGTGGATTTCCTCGCCGACGATTTGAGTATAAGACACCAAAACCGACCAAAAAGATATAATACATATAATTATTATCGTCTGGAGGCCTAGGAGCATAAAAATTCCGCTTTTGAATGAGAGTATATTTCTCTTTATTCTTCTTGGCAATATGCGGAATGGTATTTCTAAATTGTCTTCTAATAAAGCGTGTCATATTTATATCATTCTGTATAACTTGTAAAGAAGGTTCAATTTTATTCATTTACTTCGGGAGGATATCCTATGTCATAAATACTATGATAGGTGTCTTGTATAAGTGATAATATCTGGTCTTCATCATCCTCAACCAACTCGGGTAAATCATCATAATCGGAATCAGAATCCAACCTCTGATAATATATACGAGATGTTTCCATAATAGCGTTGCTTTGTTCTTGAGACTTAACCTGTATACAGTTGATATGTTTTCGGCAAAGAGGACAAGTCATTTTGGTTGCCATGTGAAGTATCAAACAAGAATGACAGAAATCATGTTTGCATTTTGTTTGGTTAACCTTGTTAAAATCAGTATCTTCAAAACATATAGGACATTCGACTGGAAGGTGTTCGTCCATAAATAGCGTGATAATTTCGGTGGTGATACTACGTTCTGATAGTTCTTCTTGACATTCTGGTTGCCACTCGTCTGGTATAACTTCGATATTCTGTGGGATAGTAACCGGAAAAACATCTCTATATATATTCGGATATTGTTCTTGTAAATATCGTTCGCGCGCCTCGATAGATAATTCATTGACAAATAAAACTTCAAATCTCACACGGTCCAAAATATGTGTTATATGATCTTCTCTCGAATCATTTATATTTGATTCAGCATATTGGATACCTATTGCTGGTACCAAATGAATGGCCGCTTCGATTTCCAAGAAGGACCGAACATCATCCAGATTTTCTAAGGCTTCATCGGAAGGCATACGCAAGTCTATAATCCTAAAAAGATAATTCCATGTTTGTCTAATCTGAGGGTCTCTACAATTGGCAATAGAATGAGGTTCAAGACCACATACAAGACAATATCTTAAAGAGTTCATTTTCAATGTGTATGGTTATTTATGTATATAAATAACGCATCAATTTTGTTGTTATTATAATTTTTATTATGAAATAAAAACCATGATTTTCTCAGAAGTTTCTCTATGAGAACCGGAAGTTACATGAACGTTTTTATTATACATAGGAATAGTAGCCTTCAAAGAAAACATCGTTTGCGCAATATCATTCATGTCCTTCAAGATATCGACGGCAGTATGAGGACCACCTCCAGAAGATAAAATATAACACAATTTTCCACCGGGTTTTAAGACATGTTTACAAACCTTCATAGTATTCAACCAATATCCTTTAATCCAGTCATCATATGTTTTATACACAGTTGTGCTCTGTTGTTCTCCTGGATATAATTCCAATTCATAATAGGGAGGTGAAAAAAAGACTACATCGAAATGGTTTTTGTATTTGGTCATGAAGGAATTATTCTTTAAAAGCGATTCAGATGGTTGACAATAAAACGCAGTTTTTATTTTTCTATAGGAAGATAACAATTCGGCTGTTTTTTGACAAACATCGGGAATAACATCACAGCCTACATATTCGACAACTGATTGGGATTCAGCGAATCCATAAGCATAGGATGACCATCCTAATGTAGGTGTGAAAATCCGGGTTCCTTTTAAAACAGATTCATTCAAAGAAAAAACTAGATAAGGATTCAAAATGGACGCACGAAAATAAAATGAAGAAAAAACGCTACCTATACGGCCGGCTCTAATATAATGAAGCGCAGATGGAGTCAGAATTTTGTAATCTATTGTGTCATTTTTATAAAGGTCAAGAAGGACATCTATATAAGAGGGTAGTCCTATCCAGCCAGAATGTGTTTTCTGTAGGATATTTCTGAAATGGAGATTGCGTATAAGATTTTTATACGTGACTTTGGAGTTATTATTCAAATTGGTTTTTGGCATAGGTTCTTCTGTAATTTGGAGAGGATGGATTGCTAAAGAAGTTTTGTAAAATCTTGTAAGATATTCGTTTCTATTTATGATATGGTCGTAAATTATATGCAAATCTGTTGTTGGTATTTTACGTGCTATTTGATATGCTTCTAATGGGACTGTTTTTTTACCAGACCGAACTTTGCCATCTTTGACCCATTTTGAAAAGGGAGGAATTGGATTTTGTCTTATAAAAAATTTTATAAATTGTAACAAAGAAATATATTTCATATATATTTCTTTGAGATATTCGGATTTATGCAATTCTTATTGCGTTAATATAAGATGTAGTATTACCTACTATAGAACCAGCTGAACCGGTAAATGTCATACTTCCTGACAAATAATAAGTCCCTATATTATTAACAATATAAGAACCACTAAATGAAATTCCTGGATAAGACTGATAATAAAATGAATTGGTTGATGATGTATAAAGTGATAAAGTAGGAGCATTTGTTGGAGGTAAACTTGCTATTCCATAATTTATATTTCCAATAGTTTGATTACTAGTTATATCAAATCTTGCGTTCCACGTTAATAGCCATACTCCTTGCGCCGTTGAAGGAATAATAATATTTCCTATATTCACGATAAGACCGCTTGTTATAGTTGTAGATGAATAAGTGCCATTAATGACATTTCCGATTTGATTACTAAATTGTGGAATATATTTATTTGTAGTGGTTATAGGATTTGATATATTTAAATTTCCTAATATATTTACTGTACCACTGACATCTAAAATATAATTGGGGTTAGTTGTTCCTATTCCTACATTTCCATTCTGATAATAAATTACATTATTTGCTGAATACGTCCATGCGCTTGTTGCCGGAGCAAACCCGCCAATGACTTGTATATCTGCCCATGGTAACATCGAATTATAACCAATTGATAGTAGATTATTTTGTCCTATAATAACCAAAGAAGCAGAAACTGAATTTGGTCCAGTTTGGTAAATAAATTCACATGTTCCATATGCCTGAGAAATCGAACCACTTGTATTATCCGCAGTATAATTTGTTGAAGTACTATATGCCAGCGTAGGTCCTCCTGAAATCTGCCATTGAATAATTGTGTATCCTCCTGGACCGGAATAAATCAATCCTCCTGGAGAACCTCTTAATCTGTATGTTCTATTAGGTCCTAATGTAAAAACTCCTCCATTATTTATATTATTATATGTAATATCGACACCAAATGATGATTCTGAAGCGGTTGAACTTGATGAAAGTTGTATTTTTTGATTAATACCAGTAAAAGGTTGACTTACATTATAAACCGATTTGTAATAACTTGCTAAAACACCTATTCCAGGTGAACCTGTAGGACCTGTACACCCAGTAAATCCTGTTCCAGGAGGTCCTGTAGGTCCTGTATAACCAGTTGTTCCTGTCGGTCCTGTAGGTCCTGTATAACCAGTGGGTCCTGTAGGTCCTGTATAGCCGGTTGTTCCTGTATATCCAGTTATTCCTGTAGGACCTGTTGAACCGATTGTTCCTGTTGGACCTGTTGGACCCGTTGAACCTGTAGGACCTGTTGGACCTGTATAACCGGTTATTCCTGTAGGTCCTGTAGGACCTGTATATCCGGTTGTTCCTGTAGGACCTGTAGGGCCGGTAGGACCAGTAGAACCGGTTGAACCTGTTGGACCAGTTGAACCCGTTGAACCCGTTGTTCCTGTTGGGCCAGTTGTTCCTGTAGGTCCTGTATATCCTGTAGAACCGGTCGGTCCGGTTGAGCCAGTTGTTCCTGTAGAACCGGTAGGTCCTGTAGGACCTGTATATCCAGTTGTTCCTGTTGGACCTGTAGGACCGGTAGGACCGGTTGAACCAGTTGAACCTGTAGGGCCAGTAGGGCCCGTAGATCCAGTTGAACCTGTAGGACCTGTTGTTCCTATAGGTCCTGTAGGACCTGTATATCCAGTTATTCCTGTAGGACCTGTAGGACCGGTAGGACCGGTTGAACCAGTTGAACCTGTAGGGCCTGTAGGGCCTGTAGAACCGGTTGGACCAGTAAAACCGGTTGGACCAGTAAAACCGGTAGGACCTGTAGGTCCTGTAGGA